CGAAGATACAGGCAGGTCCAACATCGATTATTTTCGGGAACAACTTACGAAGTTCTTCGCCCAACTCATCCAACAAGAATCAAAAACAATCGAAAAAATTACAGACGAAACAGTCAAAAAATTAACGAAGAAAAAATACGGCGGTCTTATAGACATTCCAAAATTTCATTTTGGTAGCTTTATTGACATGCATAAGGTATAAAAAATCATGGCTGAGAATAATATTGATCAAAAGATACAATCAGTTGTTGGCGAAACAATTGAGGACGCCATTGAAAACAAGGAGCCCGTTGAAATAGAAATTGTTACGGAGGAAACCGTTGTTGATGACGAGCCTATTGAATTAGATTTTTACGCTAACTTGGCGGAAGAAATGGATGACTCCGAATTGGGGCGCATCTCTTCCGATTTAATGGGGGACTATGAGAACGACAAGTCTTCGCGTGAAGAGTGGTCGAGAACATATGTTCAAGGCTTGGATCTTTTGGGCTTTAAGTACGATGACAGAACAAGACCGTTTCGTGGCGCGAGCGGCGTAACGCATCCGTTATTGGCGGAAGCCGTTACACAGTTTAGTTCGACCGCCTTCAAGGAAATGATGCCGTCCGACGGACCCGTGAGAACGCGTGTCGTGGGAAAGGAATCAGTGGAGGTGTACCAACAAGCGCAGCGCGTTAAGGAATTCATGAATTACCAAATTACGCAAGTGATGGAGGAGTACACTCCTGAACTTGATCAGATGCTTTTTTATTTGCCGCTTTCAGGATCGACATTTAAAAAAGTTTACTATGACGCCCAACTAGGGCGCGCGGTATCCAAGTTCGTTCCCGCGGAGGACTTGGTTGTCCCCTACACCGCAAGCGATTTGGATTCTTGCGAGCGCATCACGCACGTGGTGAAGCAGTCAAACAATGACATTCGCAAAAAACAAGTTAACGGTTTTTACCGTGACATTGAACTAAACCCGACAACGGAAAACCCCACATACAATTCAGCCAACATCCAAGGCAAGATTGATCAGATAGACGGGATCCAACAAACGGGGGAATCAATGATGATAACTCTTTTGGAGTTTCACGTGGACTTGGATCTTGAGGGATTTGAAAATCAAAAAGACGGCGAGGAGACGGGAATTAAACTGCCCTACATTGTTACCTTGGACGAACAGTCGGGAAAAATTTTAGCTATCCGTCGCAACTATGTCGAAGGGGATGAACTTTTCAAGAAACAACAGTATTTTGTTCATTATAAGTTTTTACCAGGTTTGGGATTTTACGGATTTGGTTTAATACATTTAATTGGTGGACTGTCGCGCACCGCGACACAAGCCTTGCGTCAATTGATTGATGCGGGAACGTTAGCCAATCTTCCCGCGGGTTTCAAGACACGCGGTCTACGGATCAAAGACAGTGACGAACCTCTCCAACCAGGGGAATTTAGGGACGTCGATGCGCCAAGCGGCGCCATACGCGAAGGCTTAATGCCCCTTCCTTACAAGGAACCATCACAAACACTGTTCGCTCTTCTAGGATTTGTCGTTCAAGCGGGACAACGCTTTGCACAAATAGCGGACATGCAAGTCGGTGACGCAAATCAAGGAGCCCCCGTGGGGACAACGATTGCGTTGTTGGAACGCGGTTCGCGGATCATGAGCAGTATTCACAAGCGCATGTATTATGCGATGCAACAAGAATTTAAATTATTAGCAAGTGTTATTCAAACGTGTCTTCCCGAAGAATATCCCTATAACGTCGTGGGAGGGGAACGTTCGATTAAGCAAACAGATTTTGATGAACGCGTGGACATTATTCCTATCGCGGACCCAAACATTTTCTCCATGGCACAACGCATTCAGTTAGCGCAAACACAACTCCAATTAGCAACGAGTGCGCCTCAACTACACAATGTGAAGGAGGCATATGTTCGCATGTACGAGGCATTGGGCGTTCATGACATCGATAAAATTATGAAGCTTGAAAAACCAGAGCCGATGAGCCCGTCCATGGAGAATCAAAAATTAATTGATGAAGACAAGATTGAGGCTTACGAAGGACAAAATCATGACGCGCACATTCAAGCGCATTTAATATTGGGCTTGGGCCCCATTGTTCAGTTAATGCCCCAAATAGGCGTGGAGATCAATAAGCATGTTTTACAGCATGTTACATTAAAAGCAGAGGAAGCCGTGGCTGCACAAATAGAACAAGCGGAACAGCAAATGGGACAAGTGGCGGAAGGCGCCAAGTTGGAAGCAATGACAGAATCACAAATTGCCACATTAGAGGCACAATTCCTACAAGAGGTACAACAACTGCAATCACAAATGAGCGGGGAAGGGGAACCCGATCCCGTTATTCAACTGAAACAACAAGAATTACAGCAGCGCGCGATGAATGACCAAGCCAAACTGAAATATGATCAGCAACGGTTGGGCTTTGAACAGAATAAACTCCAACAAAAGGACTCCGTTGATCATGCGCGAATTGACTCTCAAGAGGACATTGCCCAACTTAGGGCCAACATTAACTTGAAAAAATTGGACGCCCAAGGAAAGGGACCAGGTTTTCAATACAAAAAAAACGGTAGTGGAAAATAATGATAGTTACCGCGCAACAAGTTTTTGACTCGTATTTAAGAGAGCTTGATAAACAACTCAAGGAAACGGTAAAGTCACCAGAGCAGGCCCTTATCATGGCGGAAGCCATGATGGTAAAGGTAAAGGAACTTTTTATGGCGAATAAGTTTGTCGAGGATCATGCTTTACTATTCATGGAACATGCTTTACAAGAATTAGATGAGAACAATAAACCAACAATACATTAGGAGAAAAAAATGGCATTAGACAACCCTACACCAAAATATGTAAATGGTTCCAAGTATCCTAACGCAAAAATGACCAATCAAAATAACATCGCGGGCACAACATGGGGCAGATACCAATCCAATGATGACAAGCAGTCCATTGAATCTGTTTACACTGTCGCGTCGGAAGGACCAAAAGTCGTTAAGAATTTAGGAAGCGGACCAAAAGGACAACGCAGTAAAATGCAAATTAAGAAGGTTGCTTTTAAGGGCGTATTTTAGTAGATTAATTTCCAATTTAAAAAAGGAGGTTTCACATGAAACTTTTAAAAGATATTTGGGGCTGGCTCAAAGAATGGAACGACTGGGGCGCTAAAGATTGGATTAAAGCAATCATAGTATCCGTGGTAATTTTATTCATCATCTGGAAAATGACGGGTGCTGCTGCGTAAATGCTCAGTCTTCTGTCAGGACTACTAGGCGGTAAGGGCGGAGCCCTTAAACAAATTTCATCTGTAATTGATGATTTACATACATCAGAGGAAGAGAAATTAGATAAAAAGATTTTAATGCAGCGCATTCAGCAAAAACTTGCTGAGAAACAGATTGACGTAAATTTGAAAGAAGGCGCCCATAAATCGATTTTCGTCGCTGGCTGGCGCCCGATGATCGGCTGGACTGGGGCCTTTGCGCTGATTTTTGAGTTCATCGCATCCCCATCAATTGAATGGTATGCAAAGTTCTCGGGGCTTGATATAACGGCACCTGAAATTCAAACTGGCCCTTTACTGGCCATTGTCACTTCGATGCTCGGTGTTGCGGGACTCAGGTCGTTTGAGAAAACAAAAGGCTTAACCAAATAAGGAGAAATTATGGGACCGAAGACTAAGAAAAAGAAACAAACACCCCTTCAAAAAATACAAAAGTTATTGGATAAACTCGCGGCTCTTCATGCAAAGGAAGAGGCGATAGTTGAGAAGATGGAGGAAATTATTCAATGGGAAGATGAGGAGTAGATGCCGCAAGGAAAAGGAACATACGGAAGTAAGATAGGCAGACCACCCGTTAAAAAACAAGCGGGCGGAGGAATGGGGGTAAGGCAAATTAAAGCGAACGCCGCCAATCTTGGAAGAAATATTGCTAGAAAACCCATTGGTGATCCAACGGGTCTAGGACTAAAAGGAAGAGCGTTAACGGGGGGAACGATGCAAAGCAAAAGAAACGTTGGGACAAGGGTTCCTGAAATAAAAAAGGGGGGAGGAATGGTTCCAAGTTCAGCACAAACATCCGTCATTAAGGGGGCAACTGTAAAAGGATCACGGGAAGGATCTACAATCAAGGGGCCCAAGGCAAAAGGATCACGGGAAGGATCTGTCATTAAGGCAAAAGACGGTCAATGGATTCAAAAAGCAATTAAAAAACCTGGGGCGTTACGCGCGTCATTGGGAATTAAAAAAGGAAAAGATATTCCCGCAAAAAAACTTAATGTAGCGGCCAAGAAAAAAGGCAAGCTTGGACAGAGGGCTCGATTAGCGAAAACTCTTAAAAGTTTTGCATAATGCCCTTTAAGTCCGAAAAACAAAAAAAGTTTTTATTTGCCAACAAGCCAGACATC